GGGCTGCGGAAGGGTGGGGCTTAGAAGATGCCGGCGTAGTCGCCGGAACCGCCGTTCGAGGCTGGCCGGCTGCGGAAATTGCGAGCGGGAGTTTCTTCCTGCTCTTTTTCGAGCTTGGCGAACTTCACGCCGAGCGCATCGACCTCGCTGCGAAATTCACTGCGCAGGCCGCTGATCTCGCCTGCGATGGACTTGGCCATATCGCTGAAAAGCGGCTGCAGCTGGCTGAAGTCAAAGGGGGCGGGATTGGCCGGGTCGGCCGGCGGCGTGATGACTTCGGTCTTTGGCTGGCTGAACTTGGACGCGAACCCGTCCAGCATGGTGCCCAGCTTGGTCAGGAAGCTGTCCCCGCCCTCGCCCGTCTTGTCCTCGGCAAATTCCAGCAGAGCGGCATCTTCGCCCGATACCGTCAGGGTGCCGGGAAGCGCTCGGTTGAACTGCAGGCGGTCGGTGGCAATGGCGGCCGGGCTGTCGGTGAGCGCGCAGCCCATCAGATAGGCGAAGCCCTTGCCGGCGAAGTTGGGCTCGATCTCGATCGAGGGATAGACCTTCTGGCCCTTCTCATTGAGCTGCTTGGCGTCGTCGCTGACGTCGAGCACGCCGAACAGGCCGAGGCGCTTTTCCGTTTTGCCGTTGAAGTTGACATCGACCTCCGCCGTGGACAGCTCGAGGACGTCGCCAAACGCGCGAAACGGGCCGTCACCGGTAGCGCCCCGGATGTGCTCGATGTTCAGCCGCGCGCCGTACGTCTTCGGATCATAGCTTTCGGCCATCTCCTTCAGCATCTTGTCGTCAATGTTCCGGCCATCGACGGTCGCGCCGGCGGTGGCGAGGAGAAAGGACTTGGTCTTCATGAGATCGGGCTCCGCTTTGGTCCTGGTGCGTTAGGCAGGGGCGGCTGCGGCGCCCGGTGTTCGATGGCGCCTTGAGGCCCCAGCCCGGGCAATCTTGCAACGCGCGGGCGCGGTGACACTGGCTTCTACCCGCCCGCCCCATCGCCACAGGCCGGCAAAGGCTGTGCATGACAGGCCATGCAACGCGCCCAGACCACAGACGGCCAGAAGGATGCCCCGGCGATAAGCCGGCAGGTCGGCCGTGCGCTTCGCCGCGAGGCGCGCTCGCTGTTCTGGCGGGGATGGCCGCTCACCCAGATCTCGCAAGAGCTGGACGTCAATTACAACACGCTGGCCAGCTGGCACCGGCGCGATGAGTGGGACGTGTCGGCCGCCGTCGATGTGATTGATGATCGCATCGAGGTGAAGGTTGCCAACCTGATCGACAAGGATCCGCTGACCGAAGGCGACATGAAGCGGATCGACTTCATGACCCGCCAGCTCGAGCGCACGGCGCGGATCCGCAAGTACAACGAAACGGGCCGCGAGGGTGATCTCAATCCCAAGGTCGGCAACCGCAATAACGAGGAAGCCAAGGCCAAACGGGCGGAAAAGCGCAAGAACCACCTGACGCTGGAGCAGTGGCAGCAGCTGCTGGACGACTTCCACGACCGCAACTTCGAATATCAGGAACTGTGGTGGGAGCAGCGCAAGCAGCGCACTCGCAAGATCCGCAAGAGCCGTCAGGTCGGCGCCACATGGTATTTCGCCCGGGAGGCACTTGCCAAGATCGGCGAGGCCGTGCTCGCCGCCGAGCAGCCCAATAACCAGATATTCCTGTCCGCATCAGAGCGCCAGGCGCTGAAGTTCCGCCGCGAGATCGTAAATTGGGTGCGGCGCGTCACCGGCGTGGAGCTGAAGGGCAAGATCATCGAGCTGGACTTCAGTGGCCAGTATCCTGAGGATCCTGAAAGCGAGACCAAGCCCGTCTCGCTGGACACAGTCGGCTTCTACTTCCTGTCCACCAACAGCGCGACCGCCCAGGGCGAAAGCGGCGATTTCTATTTTGACGAATACGCGTGGGTCCACGGGTTCGAAGAGCTCAACCGTGTCGCCAGCGGCATGGCCACGCACCAGATCTACACGAAGACCTATTTTTCGACGCCATCGACCAAGACGCACGCCAGCTATGCCTTCTGGGCTGGTGAAGCGTGGAACCGGGGCCGCGCCAAGGGCGACCAGCAGCCGTTCGACATCAGCCTGAAGAACCTGCGCGGCGGCGCGATCATGCCGGATGGCAGCTGGCAGCACTGCCTGACGATCCATGACGCGGTGACCATGGGGCTGGGCTCGCGGGTCAATGTCGAGCAGCTGCGGCAGGACTATGCCGAAGACGCTTTTCGCAACCTGTTCGAATGCGAGGACGTTGACGATTCCGAGAGCAGCTTCCCCTATTCCCTGCTCTCGCCAGCGCGGGTTAACAGCTTCTTTGCATGGCGTGACTTCAAGCCCGCACTCATCGACATCCCGGGCGCCCGGCCCTTCGGCGAGAAGCCAGTATGGATCGGGTATGACCCGAACAAGCAGGGCCGCGACGACGCCGCGCTGATCGTGGTTGCGCCGCCCGATCAGGCCGGCGTCGGCAAATTCCGGGTTCTCGACAAGTACCGCCTCAACGGGCGCGATTTCGCAGGGCAGGCCGACTTCATCAAGCAGGTGGCCGCGCGCTACCGCGTGACCGACATCGCGATCGACACGACGGGCCACGGGCTTGCCGTGTGGGAGCTGGTCAAGAACTGGTACCCGACGGTGCGCAAGATCGAATATTCGGTCGCCAGCAAAACCGCGCTGGTGGTCAAGGGCCAGAACGTCTTCCGCAACCAGCGCATCGAATTTGATAACGGTTGGTCCGATCTCATGGCCGCGCTGATGGCCATTCGCCCCGCCCTCACCGGCAGCAAGAAGGGCGTCACCTATGTTGCCAAGCGCAACGGCGAGATCGGCCACGCCGACATGGCCTTTGCCCTTCTCCATGCTCTTTCCAACGAGCCACTCGCCGCCGGCAGCGCCAGCCATGGTGTGGGCGGCCGCGTTGTATTTCCCGACTGACAGGATCCATCATGACGCAAACCGAAATCGTGACCGTCGCCGCAGGCAGTCCTTCCGTGAAGCCCACCGCCTTCAGCTTTGGCGATCCGGAGGGCGTGCTCGATCGGCGCGAGCTCGGGCAGTACTTCGAGATGTGGCACAACGGCCGCTGGTACGAGCCGCCGCTGCCGATGGGCCGGCTCGCCCAGACGTTCAACATGAGCCCCTATCACCGCAGCGCCGTGGCGCTGAAGGTCAATCTGCTGGTCGCGCAGCAGAACGCGTCCCGTTGGCTGGCGTCCGACAACTTCGAGCGGTTCGCCCTGGACTTCATCCAGATGGGCAACGCCTACCTTGAATGGATCCCCAACCTTGGCGGGCGGCTTGCCAGGGCTGATCATGCGCCGGCGCTGCACATGCGGCCCGGGTTGGAGCCTGGCAAGTTCTGGTTCGTGAACGGGCCGCTAGGCAGCATTCATGAATTTGATGTGGGCCGGATCTTCCACCTGCAGCAGCCCGACGTTGCCCAGGAGGTCTACGGTCTGCCGGAATGGCTGTCCGCCCTGCAATCCGGCCTGCTGTCGGAGAACGCCACACTCTTCCGCCGTCGCTACTATCTGAACGGCGCCCATGCAGGTTTCGTGTTCTATCTGAGCGAACCCTTGGCCGATCAGGAGACGGCCGACGCGATCACGGCGAAGCTTGGCCAGGCCAAGGGCATTGGCAACTTCAAGAACATGTTCGTGCACATCCCGAACGGCAAGAAAGACGGCATCCAGATTATGCCGATTGCCGACGTGACCGCGAAGGACGAGTTCTCTGCGGTCAAGACGCTCAGCCGCGACGACATGTTGGCCGCGCACCGCACGCCGCCGCAGATGATCGGCGTGATCCCGCAAAACAACGGCGGCTTTGGCAAGCTGAGCGAAACCCGCGACGGCTATTACGAGACCGAGATCGTCCCCATCGCCCGCCGCATGCTGCGCATGAACGCGTGGTTCGGCACCGAAGTGCTCACCTTTGCCGACTACCACTGCACCGATGGTGCAATCATCCGGCAGGTGGGCGATGGCTTCCAGAAACTGCCCGCCTCCGTGCGCTAGAAGCCTTCCCCATTCACAGTAAATATCCCCCCCGCTCAAAATTTACCTTTAGTAAAGAGCTTCTCGAGAAAGTCATTCTTAGCCCTTTGCTCCGTATTAAGATTGGCATGAATTTGCACTACTTTATCGTACTCTTGGTCAGCCATTTCCCTCAGTCCCGTCTGCTCAATTACTTCATCTGGAATATCCCCCATTGGAACATTAAAAAATTTCCGATCGGCACCACCAACTTGCCCAGCACTGTCTATGATAGATTCCTTGAACCAAGCTTCCAAAGGATCAAAATCCAGCGGCGGATTAGTCTCTAAAGCAGGATAAAACCTCATCATCGCTGCAAGAAATCGCCAATCTTCCGAAAACCCAAATGATGCGACCCGGTATTTATTCTCGTACTGGAAAAATTTGACATTCTCAAAGCGTGCGGCAAATGGACTAATCTTGCCGTCATCACGACCAACCTTATCCAAGTATCTACTGCAATTATCTGACACCCACGTGGGCTCGATTTGATCGCCCGCCATATCAAACAGCATGGGAAGAACATTGTCCCAGTATCGGCTGGCAACTTGGTCAATAAACTCATCGCGCACTGATTGCGCACACGAGGCTAAGAACAGCGCCGTAAAATATTCTTGAAAAGATCTATGTACAAAAAAGTATGAGCTACCCTCTTTTACAAACAAGCAAATAGCCTCTTCTATGTCAAAGAGGAACTCCGAAGCATCGGCTGCACTTTTTTCATAGCCAAGAGCATCTTTTATATAAGCGGTTATCTCTCTTTCAGTAAATTCAAGCTTTTCAAGAACATAGGTTTTCAAGCAAAAAACCGCAAAAACTTTCTCGAAATCATCCACTGCTAAGTTGGATTTTCTTGAACGAGCATACTGCTCTTTGAGCGCATCGTGCTTATGAAAAAGAGTGCGAAATGCCTCACTGTAAAACAAGTGCATTTTGTCAGGAATATTTGCATTCTGCTCAAATGTTAGGAGCATCAATATTGCCAGAAGAGGAGTAGACATGAAACTATTGTGGCTATCAAATAGCCCATCTTTTATCTTCTGAATAAATCTTTTTCTAACCCCGGAATCGTACTCTAGCTTATTTATGAGATCCAAGACCTGTTTTTGGTCCATGGGTTGCACTTTATAAATTGAGAATAGCTTCCAAGCCTTAAAACGGTCGTCAGGACGGCCGGACACAACTATTGATGTTAGCGGATAAGCCCGGGATATCTCGAGAATCTGGTCCTCTACCGTATCACGTATATCATGATTTAGCTCGTCAAACCCGTCCAGCAGTAGCACAATTGCTCCACTTGCGAGACCTTGCCTAAAGCTTTCCACCTGGACAGCCGACGAGCGACGGTACGATGAATTAATATAACTTATAATATCCGGCGTCGTTACTCTATTTAGATTTCTTAACTCAAGAAATATTGGAATTTTTCCCGCCGGTTCTTCGAACATAACGAGAGCAAGGTACCTCATGACCATGCTCTTTCCATAACCGGCAGTTGCGGATATCACAATCTTAGATGGACGGTTCAACTTTTTTAGTATGCTATCTTGGTTGTATGTTTTCACCGACCTCGAAAGACAGAACTTTGTCTCTACAAAGTGATCCAGAACAGAGACTGGTTTTGTCGGATCAGCAAATGTCTTGAACGTGGAAACGCGCTCATTAGTCTCTTCAATGTACGATGAGTATCCGTTGAGCGCTGCAAGAGCCTTTATCCCAAGAGCCTTCGCAGGCCCTTTGAGCGTCCTTTCGAGCCGCGCGGAAGCAGCACGGAACAGAGCAGTTGCACCAGCCTTCGTAGCAGCGCCGGCAACGGCTACCTCAATTGTTGTCATAATCCCCTGCTTCCCCTTGGAAAATTCATTCTGGTGACAAATACATTTGCGCAGAGAAACGGTCAATTTTGTTCCCTGCTCGAAATGAAAGTGCACCTGAGCGGCTTCTGAATTTGGCTGGTAGGCGAGAAACCCTCCGGCAGGCCAGAATGTTTGCGACAATAAACATGACGCGACAAAACCCACTGCCCCATTCGGCGCGACGCAGTGTTCATCCGGCAAAAAGCATGGCCATCTTCATCTGACTATCCTGGGACACGATGTGTTGGCGTGGCCGACATCGCAGTCAGAGCTGCCACGCCGCTACTCGATTACCGGACTGAGGCCGTTCAATCCCGGAGCACGGCGCTCACCCCCACGCCTCGCTTTCGGCTTCTTCATCGAGAATTGTGCATTTGGCCGGACTGCCAGTGCGGTCAGAAGCCACCCCCATATCTCGCAAAGGCCTAACATTCATAATCTACCGAAAAACCCTGCCTGAAAGCGGCGGAAAACTGCCGTTTTTGAGATTATATGACTGATCTAATCAGGCATAATATTTTTGCGGCCCAGACCTTATGTCATTGAAAATACGCAATTTCATCTCAGCCAAATATTACCATCAATCAATATAATATGGTTATATCAATATTATGAATATATTATGACTTAACTGTTTGAAAATAAAGCAATGTTAGGAATGTTATGAGGTTGCGAGACATACCCGGCACCTGTGGCTAGTCCACGGCAGGGTACGGCTTTCAGCGATTTGTGACTGACTGGCTAACTGATGATGTCCGGTAGGAAAGCTCTGTGCGCTTCTGTGCGCAGCCGTGCATGTATCGCTTCTGCCGCTGGACCAGTGAACGATGTTTGCTGGCGGCTTTATCTTTCAGGCCGCAAGAAGCTGCCGTTCCGGTCACGCCCTATTGCGGACGATCGAAGGCACACTGTAGCATCCCGTTAGCTGACGTCGGTTAAATCTTCCCGGACTGCCCGCTGGGCTGCCGCTTCGTCATCTGCCGTTGGCCTCTATTTGCCCACGCCTCCACTCGCGCTGTTGATCACCGCCGCGACAATAGCTCCAGGGTTGAAGTCGCCTGGAGCCTGACGCGGAGGGAAGTCCTTGTAGGTGTCCATGTGGGCCTGCAGCAGCGCGGCGGCGGGTAGGACCGTCCACAGCTTCTCGCCAGCATAGACCGGATAGCTCGGCGCATCCATGTGCTGTTCGAATGGGTCGTTGCGCAGGTTGACCGGACGGGGCACCGTCGGCTTGAGCGTTGCGCCGGCGAAC